AAAGCAGAAGTAAAATAGTCGTGGCGCTTGCCACGACGAAGAAGAACATAGTCAGCAGGATCATCAGGACCATCATCCTTATCAACAACAACACTATCCTGCAAATTCTGGTCACGGAACCACTGATTATAAGTGAGATTATACATCCGATGCCAGAGAGACGAAACAACAAGACCGGCAACCTCAGTAGGAATGCCAAAGAAATCAGAAAGAGAGTTTGCAACAAAACCGCCAACCGGCGCGGTCATAGTAGGAATAAGAAAGTCAACAGGATCATCAGGATTATCCTGTTCACCCATAAGCTTTTGAAAATTATCATCAACAAGCCGAATAGGACATGCAAAATAAAACACGTCCATAAACATATTATCCATAATAGGATGAAGGGGAGTAGCGAGGCGACCAAAGATAGAAACAGAGAGATTGAAGGTGTCGCCCGGCAAAGCCTCATCAACATAGAACGGGATAAGATACCCAGCATCAAACGCCGTTTTGTACCCGTGAGACCGGTCAAAACTGGAACGAGGAATATCAGCCTTAGGGACTTGCGAAAACTGATGAGACATGACAGACTTCATGTGCTTAACCTCCAACAGAAAGGGGCCACCATGGCCACGAGGATTGAACTTCCGAAGAAAATTGTCAGCGACGCATTCAAACAGCGAGAGGACAGCCTCAAGAGAGCCATCAACACGGCAACGAACGAACTCGTCAAGACAGCGCTGCAAGACGAACTCAACCAAATCACAGCGGCGAAAGCCACAATAACCGAAATCAAGTGACAAAAAAAGGGGGCCGAAAGGCCCCCTTCTCATGTCAGCCAGGCACAGCCTAGGACTGGGTTGCTACAGCATCCAAACCACTCATAACACGAAACGGCATGCTGTCATCAGCAACGAAACGACCAGATTGGTCGTCATACTCAGCCAACACGAACAAATCATAATCACCCGGATGAGAGGCGAACGGAGCCTTAGGATCACGACAGGCGTCCATAAAATGACGCATAGCCTCACCCTTAGCACGGGTGAAAAACACAGGCATAAAACCATCAACCTGCTTATCACGAATAGCACAAGCAAGAAGCTTCATAGGGATTTACCTCTCTCTTTAAGCCGCCGAAGGGCGACAATCTCACGAATACGACGACGAGCGGGCGTTTGGTCAAACGCATGAACCTTAGCACGGCGACGCCGAACAGACTTTAACGCCTTAAGACGCTCCGCGTCAATACCCTCAAACAGGGTATCAAAATAACGGGGAGGGCGTACACGACGCCCAGACACAATAGTATAATCATCACGGTAAGTCTCAGCGGCATACTTATCAAACCAAGCACGAGCAATGCCGGGCCGACGAGACATATCAGAAAACTCAGGCTGTAAACGATACACAACGCCATCCGGCGAAACACGCTGATAATAGTCATCAGCTTTATCCCCCGTAACCTTATCAACAACGTAACCGGCTACATAAGCACAACTCTCAAATGTAACCAGACCAATACCGTTGCGACCAACAGGCCACAACTCACGACAAAATTCAGACTGAAATATAGGCTCTCCACGCTTATTGTTTTTATAAAACTTACGATCAGGGAAATCGAAACCAAAAATAATAGCATGATAGTGGGGACGGCCATACGTTTCTCCATACTCTCCCGAGTAATAGAAACGAATACCATAACCACGAGCGCGCAGCAAACGATTATGCAAACGCTTACAAAACGCAGAAATATCCTTCTTGACCAAAGTACCACCCTCAGGGAGGTGGTCATCATCATAGGTCAAAGTAAGGAACGAAGAAGTCTCATGACAGGAATTCTCCTTCATCAGACGAAGCGCCCAAGTACCAGCATGCGCTAAACGACAATTAACACATTGCGAACAGGGCACCTTAAGAGGAACCCCGGAAAAAGAAGCCGACTTACTAAAAACAAGGCTTCTCTTTCCAGACGGGTTAACCTCACGCGAATAATAAGCCGTCCGAGGATACAGACAGCCCATAAATCACAACCGAATGCCACCACGCATCGGCAAACGCCGAGGCGAAGGAACATTCTTGGAATGCGTACCAGCATTCCGAGAAAAAGACTTACGAGACGAACGACCAGACATCTTGAAACGCTTTTTCATAGACAGACACTCCTCAGTGAACCTCGATAGCGTGTCAGTCCACACAGTTGTATCGAGGAATCAACTGTGTGGAAGAGGCCGCCCTGGGCGAAGACGCCTAGGGCGGCAAGAGAAGCCCGCAGAGCGGGCTAATCAAGGAGCCGGCGCCTTAGCCGGCTCGGGAGACGCGACCACCTCAACCTTGACGGGGGGCTCGGGAGCGGGGGGCTTGTCAGCAAGGCCCCAATCACGAAGCCGATCGATATTCTCAGGATCGGTCGCGAACGCAACGAACTTAGCGGGGTCATTATCAAACTCCGAACGAACACGAGCGGGCAACGACATAAAAGCACGCTCAGCACCAGCAACAATTTCCAGAGACGTCTGAAAATCCGTAAACTGAGTACAGTCAACAAACTGGGGAGACCCAGCACGAGCCGAAGGCAAAACGCCAGTACGCTCATAACGCTTCATAAGCACGTTCAGATCACATTCATCACGAAACTCCTGTTTCGTGCGACCACGAGCACAGTCAAGATCATCACGCAACGGCTCAACATACATACCGAAACCATCGATATTACGACCACCAAAGATAGACATTTAGTTACCTCCATCAGAACGATTGGGACCACGACGAAAAGCACGAACGCGAGTTTGACCATCACGGTCATAATCAATTCGTTCGTGCATCTGACGCGGACCACGAACCGCGTCAGAAATAGACTGCACATCACGCGCAGACGAAGAGAAGGGCGAAACATCTTTCATGATATCGCCCAACACAGCCGAAAACTTACCGGGATAAGTACCACGCCACCAATCAAGCGTTTTACCGCGTTCAGCCTCACCAGCACCACGCTCCAACGCTTGTTGAACAACAGCCGTCTCAGCAGCGGTCTTAGCGGCACCGGCAGAAGATTGCAAAGTCTGAGCACGAATGAGGGCGTTAGACGCCTGCAAATTCTTATTCTGCTCAGTCAAATTAGCATTCTGCGCGACCATATTATCAACCGCAGCACCAGTGGAACGAGTACGATTAAAACTCTCGACGGCATTAGAAACGAACGGCGTAATCGGAACATTGACGCCAGAAGCAGAAGCACCAGTAGGAGAAGACGCGGGGCCCTTCTGATACGCCAGAATAGGATTGAGACCCGCGGCCTTCATATCAGCCATACCGCGCTGATACGCGGTATTAGACATACGCTCAGTAAAATCACGAGAAATCTGAGCCTGCTGGGCATTAAAATCATTAGTCTTATCTTGGCGCATACCGCCCATAATATTTTCGATAAGACCACCACCAGCAGAAACAAGAGCAGCACCGATAGCAGGGAGCATAACAGAACCTCCGCAAGACGTAAGAAAGAAGGGGACTGCGAGGGGAGGAATTCCAAGAGGAATTCCCCCCTCAAGAAGGAGCGGCGCAAGAGCGCCTTACGTTAGGGGCTTACGCCCCTAACAACCCCTAACTTAAAAATGATCGATAAGACCCGGCACACTGTAAACAGGCATGGGCCGGGCACAACGAAGACGCGTATAACTGTCAAACAGAATATGCGGCTCCGAAGGGACCGCAATAACGCGATCAACGGGAGGATTTTCAACAATGAAATCCGGACCAAGCTCAGGAAGAGAAGTAAAATACTGAGCCAAATGCCACGTATCCAAAGGAGTGGCAAAATTAGAACGCATCACACCAGTAACAAGCGAGGGCTTATAACGATATTCAGCCCAACGCTCTTGATAACCAAACACGTCGGCATCCGCAGAAGTACCTTGAGCATAAATTTCACGGTTATAGACGGATTGCTCGCCGATGTGCGAGAGCGCGGGCCAATAGAAATCAAACTTAGTAGCCCTCGAAAACATACGATTAAGGCCCTGCTGATAATTGAGATCAGCACGGACCATCACCATACCCATCAACAGGGTATGCTCAGTAAACGACTTAGTGAAACCAACGTCCTGCATACCGACAGTACCCATGGCAGCCAAATTGCCCTGAGGGGACGGTTGACCAGAAGTCGAAGAAGTCTGAGCAATAGGGTTCACATTCAAACGAACAGAACCACCACCAAGATACTCAACACGCTGCAAGCGAGCATCGGGAGAAGTCACACCGAAATGCGCCTGAATTAACTCAGTGTAACGAGTACCACCACGAGCGTCACGCTCGTAAAGACGCTGAATCGCGAAGGCCTGCCTCAACTGATTGATAGTGGCGGCAGTCGCTTGCGAAAGATCAGCATACACACGAAGCTCAGGAGAACCAGCATTCACGCCTTGATAGGCCACTTGCCCAAGCGAAGCAGCAACAGACCAGTTGCCGGGAGGGTTAGCACCACGGGCAGTCTCAGTATAACCAACGCCCGTACCGGCAAACGTCAAACCGGGATCAACGGCAAGACCCTGAATAGGGGCAAGAGAACCCAGCGGAAGCTGGACAGCCGGGCCCTTCTGAGGCCACGGCAAAGCAGAAGTAAAATAGTCGTGGCGCTTGCCACGACGAAGAAGAACATAGTCAG